TTATTTAAAAGAAAGTAAACGCAAGCCATTTAAAATCACTAAAATCGTTGAGCCTTCGTGTCCAACAACACCAAGCGGCAAGTTAACTACCTGAAAAACATTGGCTAAAATCAATAAGGTAATCACAGATAAGGCAAAAACAATATTTTGTTTGATAATGGTCTTCATTTTGCGGGAAAGTTGAATCGAAAATGGAATACGAGTCAAGTCATCCATAATCACACTGTCTGCACTTTCCATTGCAATATCTGTTCCTGATCCAATAGCATAAGAAACATCTGCTTGAGCAAGGGCAGGAGCATCATTAATACCATCTCCTACCATAGCCACAAAACCATATTTAGTCTTTAATTCTGCTAACTTAGCCACCTTATCTTGAGGCATACAGTTGGCTACCACTTCATCAATACCAAGTTTTTGTGCCACATAATTGGCGGTTCGTTCTTGGTCACCTGTTAACATGACTGTTTTGATTCCCATGGCATGAAGAGACTTAATAGCACGTTTTGATTCTATTTTGATATCATCCAAGAGGGCATAGTAAGCTATCAATTGATGGTCACGTGAAACAAAGATTAGGGTTTTCCCTTGATTTTCTTCCACTTGGATAGTTTCTTCAAAAGCTGATAGGTCTTGAACCTTTTCCAAAATGAAGGTTTTCTTGCCAATTCGCCATTCTTGCCCTTGATAGAAGCCCTGAAAACCTTTCCCAGAAATTTCTTCTAAGTGATCAAAGGTCAGTGGCTCCAATTTTTCAGTGTATTCAAGAAGGGCTTTAGAAATAGGATGGGTACTAGCAGCCTCTGCTCCTTTTACCAGTCTATTCACGAGCAACTCATCTTCCAAATAATGAGTATTCACAACAGAAGGTTTTCCTTGGGTGAGCGTTCCCGTTTTATCCATGACAACAGCCTTAATATCTCCCATGTTATCGACAATATCCCCTCCTTTGATAATCAATCCCTTTCTGGCTGCACGAGAAATAGCAGCCAAGCTAGCAGGTGTGGAACTGGCAATTAGGGCACATGGTGAAGCTACTGTTAAGAGAATCATCCCTCGGTAAAAAGCAGCCAACCAAGTCCAAGAAAACACAAAGTGGCTAAAGAGGATAAAGGCAGGAATAAGGACGAGCACAAATTTGACATAACCATCTTCTAAGCTTTCGATAAAGGTGGCGGTTTTGCTTTTCTTTTCTTGGGCAGATTCCACCAGATTAATAATCTTGGCAAAGAGAGTATCGTCATTTTCAATAGTAACCAACATATCTATGGTTTGTCCTTGGTTAATGGTTCCCCCAATCAGATCCTGGCCTTCTGCCTTATCAACAGTGATAGGCTCACCAGTGACCATAGATTCATCAAATTGACCAAAAGGACTAAGCAACTGCCCGTCAATTGGAACAGCTTCGCCTTTACGAACTTGTAAACGGTCACCAACACTCAAGGATCTGGTCTCAACTTCTAAAATATGGCCATCTTCTTGGTATTGACGAGCTGTATCTGGCGTCAAGGACATCAAGGCTGAAATAGCATCCTTACTTTTTTCCATGGCCATTTCTTCAAGCGTATTGGACAACGAAAAGATAAAAATAAGCAGAGCACCCTCCAGCCAATAGCCGATAATTCCAGCACCGATAGCTGCCAAAATCATCAAAATATCCACTGACAAGTGTTTGTTCTTCACCAAATCCAATATACCCGTTTTTGCAGACGCATATCCTCCAATCAAGAAGGCTGTAATGAAAATAGCGGAAGCCACTTGTGGAAATGAGTGTAAAAAGGCTAGGCCAATTATTATTAATACCAAACACGCTAAAGTCTCCATTAAATGAAGATGGTCTGCCATCCATTGTCTGATTGTCATTTTTAGTTCCCTCGCAATTAAAAGTTATTCAATCTTTAAGATATATTAATTATAATAATTCTAAATAAATAAGTCAAGTAATTTAGAAACATTCTAAATAAACTTTTTTAAACTTACCTTTTGCTTTCAAAAATCCTAACTTCAACTATTTGCAAATATGAAAAAAACTCCCCCTACCTGCGGAAATGATATACTAATAGAAGGATGACTGACCATTATAGAGTGCATGCATTAGAACTTGGCTTAACTGAAGAGAAAACTACTAACTTTATGCCCCAAATATAAAAAAGAACCTTGTCGCTATCAATAAACATCGATAGCAACAAGATTTTTCTAGACGAATTATTTAACAGCGTCTTTTAAAGATTACTTAATATTGTGCACATATAATATAATAAACTTTGATTTTATAAAGCTACAAAATAACGAAACTTTATATAATTGCTTCGAATCAACTATGTAAGTTTTAAACTTATGCCCCCTATTTACCCCTTTAATAAAACTACTTCTCAGGGGGCAAAGAAAATACTTATCTCGAAAGCTCCACCAGCACCTCTTCCACTTTTTCCTTAGTCACAACTTCTCCATTCTTTACTTTCTCATGTGGCAACACATAATCAAAAATCTGTCCGTCTTTACGCACGATCGCTACTGTATCGCCTGCGATATATCCATTGTCAATCGCTTGCTTAAACTCGTCGTATGTTAGCATTTTTACTCTCCTACTTATTTATTCGTATTCTCATAGCTTAAATTAACTTTTTAATATCAATCATTTTGAATTTAACTAGTATCATGGATTTGATACATAAAGTTATTTTCTTTTATTTTTTGGTAAGGTGAACCTCTATAGCTATAGCTGAAGAGCTCACTGTCTTATTATCGTTATATAGCATTAAGTATTTAGACTGATCAAATATTGCTCCAGGTGCGGGCATCATATCGTACCAAAAACTGTCTCCTGAGCTCTCTATAAATTTAATATAGCCTGTCTCGTACGGAGAATTATTGAACTCATACAAATTTTTTCGAGACACTAATATTTTTCTGGTTTTACAATCTAATTCTTGAACAGTGACTTGTTTTTTATTAGTTGTAATATCAAACGAAAGTATATTTTCATTATCTTCATAAACTTTTACTGTAATATTCGGGAACTTACCTTCAATTTGATTTCTATGGTGCTCAGTAACACCTCCGTACATACAAGTTTTTTTGGCATTTTTACAACTATTTCCTTCCGAATAATAGCAGTTATAGTAGTAATTGGAACCAAAAATATCTACATCTTTATTTTTATATTTTGCAGCTAAATCTTTACTATTAAACTCTGTTTTTACTGAATCATAGTTTTTAAGTTTCAAATCCTTAATGGGAAAAATCAAATCATGCTGTAAAAGCTGACCTGTGGATCTTACATTAGTCCCTTCTACAAAATGGTTATCATATAAACATCTCAAATTACCCATAACACCAGTAAATTGGCTAGATTTGTTTAATTGTTCTGGAGTAGGGTCAGGCTGACTGCTTGCAAAAACACTAATCGATAATAATTGTGCACAAAAAACTACACATGCTACAACGAGTATTCTTATTCTTTTATTCATTTGGCTACCTCTTATATATTTAAAACGTTATATAGATTATAACGTTAACTTTTCATCTCCCCAATTACCTCAATTCTACACCATTTGTTATTAAAAATCTATAATAAAATTAAATCAATGTTTTAATTTTAAAAGAGATAAAATTGAAATAAAAAAGCAAGAGCCGCTAATGTCAGGCGATTCTTGCTAGTGTGATTATCCTATGAATGTGCAGGGGGATCAGTATAGAGGTAAATGTGTCTGTATATTAATAATTTTGTATCGCACGAATTAAATCATAGTTGTAATACGGAACATTTCGTTTTACTGAATTATCTTTATCCAACAATCCCTCTCCTACCAAGAAGTCCAAAGCTTTTTTCACTGTTGCTGGATGGAACTCCGTAGCCTCGGCTAACTGTTTTGCAGTTGATACAGGAAAACTAAAAGTAGCAAGCCAAACTGTTTTTTGAGTTTGAGTCACACAAACAGAAAGTCCTTTTTTGGCATGTTCATCCGCATTTCGAATTTTCTTTAAGATATTCTTGGCCATTTGCTCACTAGCATTGAGAAAGAGATTAAGCCATAAGTTCCAATCTGGATTCTCTCCCCTTGTAGCATTAAGCGCGTTATAATAACGAATTCTTTCCTTTTCTAATTCTTCACTAACGAAAAATATTGGGTGTTTTAGAAGCCCCTCCTGAACAGACATCAATGCAATAAGAATTCTCCCAAGACGGCCGTTACCATCTAAGAAGGGATGAATTGATTCGAATTGCGCATGAGCAACCGCAATTCTCAATAAAATATCACTATTAAAGTTAATAGATTCTTGAGTCCTCCCGCACTCTAAACTCGAATGATATTCCCCATTTATAAAAAATTCGAGATTTGTCATAAATGCACCAATTTCGTTTGCGGGAATGGGGATATACGAAGCATTTTCGATATCCTTATCTGGACCAATAAAATTTTGAATCTTCCTAAACTCTCCGCCGTTAGATGTAGTTCCTCTAGCTTCATCAGACATCAAAAGGCGATGGAGATCTTTTATCAACCGTGTAGTTATGACATCGCCTTTTTTTATTTTATGAAAACCAAAATCAATCGCCTTTTTATAATTAAAAACTTCTCGTTGCTGCCAATTTTTGGCACCTACTTTAGCAGTCTCCATTATTTCATGGAAAGTTACTTGAGTCCCTTCTATTCTTGTCGATTGTACTGACTCATTGTAAGATAATAAACTGAGAATCGAAGAGTTAATAATGGATGATTCTAAAACAGCATCTAACTTCCCCAGAACCTTATTTACTATTGCCAGTTTCTTATAAAGGCTTAAGGCTTGCTTATCCTCTAGCAAGACTGGTAACTTTTTTATTCCCTGTAATGCCATAATCCTACTCCTTAAGATATTTTTTGCGTTTTTATATATTATATTTGTTTTTATTTCAAAAAACAAGATAAAATATAATAAAAAACCGCCCAGAAATTATCTGAGCGGTTTTATCTTATCTCGGAGCTTTACCTCCTAAATTGGTTTTTTAGTTGCGGTGTAAGTCACACCGTTGATGGTAATTTCCAAGCTGTCAATAACAACGTCAATTTTATCAGACTGACCGACATCAATGTCGGCCTGTTGGTCGTACTTGGCAAGTGACCCGTTTTCCTGCTCAATTGCTTTTAGCCTGCCAGCCATACCAACAATGTAGCTATCAAATCCGCTTGCAGCATAATCATAGGTTGCACCACCAACCTTAAACATGCCTTTCACAGCCTCGCTGAAAGTCTTAGCACCGCTTACCCTATAAGAGCCATCAGCTCTCAAGAGATAAAACCAGTCCGTCAAAAAGTCGTCAACGCTAGCATAATGCATGTAATGACCACCCTCAACAGCAGGCCTTTCCGTACCTTGCGTTACCGTTATGCCGCTTGGACGGTTGCCTTGGCCAGTCCACGTCATACCTCCCCAATTGTTGTCAGTACGGCCTACAGCAGATTGCCCCCAAAGCCCCTCAAAATGCAACACAGTAATGGCATAACTTGGCAAGATGTCATGCTCTTTACATTTAGCTAGGATTTTATCCAAGATAGCTTTTTTAAGCACAGCACCATTAAATAGTAAGTCGCCATCTTGTTTGACAGCAGGGCTTTGCTCCGCTACTTGTGGTTGTTTGAGCAGCTCGTTTACTTTTGCTTGAACGGCATCATAGTTAGCACCAAGTGAGATTTTGCGCTGCTCGCCACTACCATGTTTGCCAGATAGGACCTCTTGAACTAGCTCATCAATGCTTTTATTTGTAGCAGGTTGGGCTTTTGCTCCTGTATAGCGATAGACATAAGAGTACATCCAACCGCTCGCTGCTGCTGTTTGATTGTAGTTATCAATCGTGATGTTATTATTTGCGTAATTGCAGTGGATAATATTGTCAGCATCAATAAACATCACAACGTGACCACCCGCGCCTGCTGATTGCCCACGGAATCCCCAGATAGCAATGTCAGTCCGTTGGCTATCCCAATCCTCATTATCAGCGATTAACTCAAAGCCGTTTTGGACTAGCCAGTCGTGCATATACTCTGTATTGAGTAGCCAACCAGGATTACTAGCTCCTGCATAGATTAAAGCACTACAAATAGCGCTTGAGCAGTCATAGCTATCAGGACCATTACGGCAGTCCATGGAATAGCTGACACGACCCTTTTTTAAACCCATCCAAGCGATAGCTTTTTCGGTATCTACTACCATCTATCATCCTCCTTATCTAAAAATGGATAAAAGATCAGAGCAACAACAGATAATGGCACATACAGTATTGCTATTGCTATAACTAATGCTAATCGTGTGATTGCCCGCATGTCCCCTCCTATTGTTTTGGTTCGTGGTAAGTCAAAGCTTGCTCACTGTCTGACAGGCCTTTCGTGGTTGGATCTGTGACAACACCGAGCAATACCAAAAGCGTTACAGCTGTGTTTGCAATATCCGCGATGTTTGATGGTAGTTTAATACCTAATTGCTGTGCCAGTAAAAAGATAGCTCCTAAAATAGCCATCAAGGTTACTTTGTTTTGTAGTCGTAATTTTAAATTAATCATGCTTCGCCTCTCATAATATCTTTAAGTTCTCTTACCTCACGATTGAGGTTTTTAATTTGCTCTGTCATTGTGATGAGCGTTTTGTTTTGCTCATCATGCTCCTCAAGACGCCTAGCATTTTGCCGAGTGACAATTTTTAAATGCTCTACCTCAGACTGCAACAAAGTAATATCTGTCGCATGCTTGATGGATTTTGCATTAAAAATATTGTAAGTCGTTACTATAGCTAAAATAAAGCCGCCGAGGCCAAATATCAACTCTGTTGCCATAGCTTACCTCGCTAATCCTACTTAACTAAGTCCGCATACTTAATGACTGTGACTTTATCCTCTTCCTCTAGCTCCTCTAAGGTTTGTTTGTCATAAGTAAATGGCTCGTTGACATGCACAAAGACTAGGTTACCTTCACCAGCCTCTCCGTCTTCCTCTTTAGTACTGTCGACCACCGTAAAGACATCATAGGCTTGATACTCACCTTTTTCGGCTGGCTCGATTAGCTCAAGCATGCCTTTATAAATGTCAGAATCAATCTTGCCGCCGCTCGTTAACATGTGGATGGTTTGCAAGTTAATCATTCGCTGTGTACGCTCTGCGGACACCTTAGCTAATCCTGCAGCTGTTTGAGCAGTCTTAGCAGTATTAGCAGTTTCTTGTGAGATTTTTTCCAAGTCATCAACTTTTTGGACTGCTTCGCCCATAGCGATTTCGACATATTCGGATTTTTTAAATTCTTCCAAAGTAGCTTTGATAATCTCTGTGTCATTAGTTGAGATTAAGTCCTGCTTGATTGGTTGAGAGATGACTGAGCCATCTTCTGCTGTGATAATGATGTGTGTGCTTGCGACTGCTCCTGTGCTGTCATATTGTGGATATTTCCCTGTTACTTTCCAATTGCGCATAACTATTCTCCTTTACTTTCTTCAAATTGTTCCAAAATATTATCAATTAAGACGATTTCCTCTGATGTAAACTCATCTTCAGATTCGGCTAGATATTCCAAAAAATCGATAAAGCGTTTTGAATACTCATGACTCTTGATAGTAATGTCCTCGTTACCAAGCTCTGTCAGTAAGTCGTTGAGCTCGTCGAGTTTAGCAGGGTCTGCTAGCTTGATGTTTTTGTGCTCATCAATGACAAATTTGTCATCTTTATCCTTAGCTGCATACATATCAATTAAGTCGGTCTCATCTTTTGCATACTCATTGATTTTATCGACTACTTTGGCAAGCAGCTTAGCACGGCCACGATTAGCACGCATATTAGTGATTTTGATTTTGTCTAGTACACGATATAGTGTATTGAGTTCTTTATTTTTTAATGTTAAATCCATTGTTTCTCCTATTAAATTTTGTTGATATGATTATTTAACTCGTTAGTGACCGCATTTGTAAAATTGCTATGAGCGGTATTCCAACCGACGTTATTTAAGTGCTTCCAACAACGGCCTAAGGCTACTACGGCCGCATACAAGCCATTCATATCGAGTACTTTAGTCATTTTGTCCGGCCTAAATTTAAAGCCTCTATTGATGCTAAAGTCATCTGCAATAAGTACACTATCACCATAAATTTCTGTTTGGTCGACTGCCGCAGTGTGGTTGTAGCCTGTAGCGTGCCTAAAGCAACGCATACCCGCAAAACGTCCAGACGAAGCGCTGTCGATGCCATCTCCTGATGAGGTTATCCCGATTGACGCATACAACGCTGAGCCTCTATAGCCTTTTGGCGTCGCATTACTAAAATGTACAAAGGCAGTATGTGTGCCATCTTTACGTACTAAGGCATTGTTTTTGCTATTAAAATTAATTGTGGCATCTCGATTAAAATCAATATTTGCACTATTCAAATCCCACCTACTCGCACCATTCGTGGCAGAAAGCACACCACCTGTAATCTTACTCGCAGACGTAGTGACAGCCTGTACAGATGTGGTAAAGATATTTTTAGCAAATAAGGTCCTAAAATATCCCTCATTAGCAGTGAGTTTATTAAAAAAGGCATAGTCCATCTTAATTTTCTCACCAGTAATGGCCTCGGTTGCAATCCTATTAGCATTAAGATAACCAGTATTAATCTTACCGGCATCCATGTTAGCAATATGAGCATCTTTGATGACAGCGTTGCTGATGTAGCTGTTACCATCAAGAGTGATATTTTTTCCAGTGATTTTAACCCCAGACCTATCAAGATTGATTGCCGAGATAATCTCACTGCCAGACATTTTGCTCGATGGGAGCTTATCTCTAATTGCAAAAGCTATCTTGTCGTAACTCTGAGCAATAGTTGTCTCAACATCACCTTTTGATACCTTTGTGCTGATTAGGTCACTTAACTGAGCCAATCGCGATTCAACTCCAGTCCGAGAATCGCCAATAGTTGATTGCAAACCTCGGACAGTCTATTGTAAGCTAGAGTAATTATCCTCTGCATCCTGCAAACGCCGCTGATAGCTAGCTAAGTCCTGTTGCACACGGCTGACAGCACCTTCGCGGTTACGTATCTCTTGTGAGATTTGGTTAGCAGTGGTCTGTTGCACCGTTCTTAGTCCGCTGATTTTAGACTCGAGTTCTGTCCGCATACCTTGATTTGAGCGAGTAAACTCAGCACGTAAGCCATTGAGTTTGTTTTCGTAGGCCTCGGTCGTGCCGCTTGAGGTTGTTGTGATCTTAGCAGATAACTGTCTTAGCTCGTTATCATACTTTTGTGATAATCCTTGAGCGGTTGCTTGTATCTCAGCTTGTAAACCGATTTTATCATTGGCTAGTTGAGCTTTTAGGCCGTTAATGCCAGACTGGTAACTTGCGGATAACTTCCTATCAGCGTCTTGATATTCTTGTCGCAAACCATTGATACTAGCCTGTAAACTAGCTGTCTGTTCGTTTGCTTTGTTTAAATCAAGTTTTAGACCATCGACCGTCAAGCCGAGTTGAGCGGTCTTTTGCTCTAGCAAACTCTTAAGCTGGATACGCTGACCTTGCACTGTCCTTAGAAACTCGGACTTAAGTCCTCGCTCAGTATCAGATATAGTCTCTCTGATACCTTGAGCCGTTGTTAAAATCTCATTTTTAATAGTCGTATCAAAGTATGTCTGTAACATACCATGATTGTTTAGCTTGATTTTTGTCCAGAGCTGAGAGTTAGCAGTATCTGTCAGCTCTAAATTAAGCTCTTTGAGGTCTTTAAATAGTCCAGTCGGATTACCTGTCCCCTCGACAACCACGGGCGCCACGTAATTAGTTGGCTTATCTCCTCGCTCAATCATGAGCTGGTTAAAGCGAGTTGTACCGATACATTTGTCGTTGGCTATTTTAACGCTTTTTGTGTTATCATCAGCCGTAAATGTATAATAAGCACGTCCATCTGAGCCGATCGTTAAATTTGACTCGTCTAATGTTAGTGTTGGGTCTCTACTCATTTATCCTCCTTAATCTGTTTTTTGTATGAGTTTTTTTAACTCAGCAATTTTTTCATCTACGTATTTTTTAGTCGCAGCATGTTTTTCAGATGTTGGATCTTTAACTGTTAGATTACCAGTTACAGTTGAATTTGCACCTGAGTGAAAGCCGCCATCTGGACCTACATAAAATTTGTCTTCATTTTTATTTCTGATTCTGAGCATTTTACCAGTTGTTCCTGTGGAGGAATTGATGTAGATTCCTTGAGCGGCTGTTCCTTCACCGTTTGTCTTTTTGACAATATCAATGGATAACGCTGCAGCGTTTTCATCGTAATTTGCCTTAACGTTTGGGTTTTCGTGAGTAATTTTTAGCGTTCCCAATGCTTTTTCAACGCCTCTAATTTGCATCGCACTACCGCCTTCGTTGGCACTGGTTATATTAAGTGCCGAGGAAAAATTAGGTGTGCTCGGCTGGCGCATTACAATATTTACAGCATTAGTCTTACCGCTGTAATCGACAAAAAGCGCTGATTGATTGAAGGTCTCTTTGTCAGAGCGTAAAATCATCAATGGTCCATCAGTAGTATCTTTATTTGTATACATCACCATAGCAGCACCTTCCGATTTAGACATATCAATGTTAATCGCTCCTCCTACGGAAGATGAGGGTTTAATACCACTTTTATTAGGTTTAAACTGTAGTTGTCCTGTCACTATGCCGCCTGTCAAACTCAATTTTTTGTCTAGCTCTATTTTTGACTCTGCTTTTGAGTAAACAGCGCTTTTATCTGCTTTGCTTGATTCTAATTTGGTGATTTTACTATTAGTTTCTTTTTTTTGTGCAAACGCATCTAGATTTGGTTTATTTTGGAGTTGATTATAATCTGTCGTTCCAGTTTTGCCAATCGGACCTGTTGGGCCAATTGGGCCTCTTTCTCCTGTAGGACCTTGAGGTCCCATAGGACCACGCAAGTCTTTTAAGTCCTTGAACTTATTTTTACCATCGCCAACTTTTGGGTAACCCGTAGTCATGTCAATTCCAATTTCTCGCTCCATTAAAATATCGGAACTTGATTCCCACCCTTGTGTGGTCATGCCTCTATGCTGTATCCTTGCTGATGCAACTTCTTTTGACATTAAATACCTCCGTTTCCGTCAAAAATAATATCTGGGTTTTCCGCCCAATCCAAAACTAAATCAGCATTATTACCATCAACCACATCTCTATAACTCATCCCCAGAGCCATATTTCGCACCTCCGACGCATTTAAATCTACTTGCTTAGATTTGTACCAGTCACCACTTAAAGTGACTGAGTAGCTCAAAGGATAGACGTTGATGACCTCTGTGTCCTTAATTAGAGTAAAAGTCTCAGGCTCCATTTTTGCCTTAGTAGGTGTCAGTACCAGTTTAACTCCCTTATTATTAGCTTGGATCAGCGTGATAGCCACTTTTTTGAGCGGCTCACATGTCTGACTAAAGCTGATTGTGTAAGTCTCGCCACGCTTGAAACCACCATCATTAGCTTCTACCTCGATAAAATCCTCATCAATTTTTTTAACACGATTAGGGTTGCCGACCAGCAAATTTTTGTTGTAGCGTGTCTTACCGTTGTTCCCTAAAATTTCGGCAGTTAAACGAGATTCTTCGCTTGTCTCACTCACTCTATTTTTGAGGTCATCAAAGCTTTGTTTAATAGACGGGATGTCATCAACTTTTATAGCCTCTGTGATTTTTTTAATCGCTTCCTCTGGTAACGCTAGGTTTTTGAGGGCGGCTCTAAATTCTTCAAGCTCTTTATCGGTGCGTTGGTTGATTTCTTCCTGTGCTTTTTTGGCTTTTTCGATCGCCTCAGAGATTTGTTTTTCGAGGTCTTCACGCCATCGTTCTGGGTCGTTCACAACCTCAGGTTCTTCCCACTCAGCACCATTCCAGAAATACATTCTAGTAGTATCGCCAACTTTTAGGAATAATATGTCTCCTTTTTTTAAGGTTCCTTTTGGTTCATCTTTGGGCATTTCTGTGCCACCGTAAACAGTATTTTTCCCGTCAGCAGATACTAGTGCTTGTGTTGCTACTTCAATTGCAGAAGCAATATCTGCATCTATCTGATTGATTCTACTGTTTATAGACAGACTTCCTACGCTTTGTTTTTTCACAGATCCGATATCATTACAAGTGACTTCATGTTTTACTAAAGCTCCAGTTGCGTCGTAGTAGCTTGTAAAAGAAACTATCCGTATACGCTCTTGAAAACCTAAAGTCTCATTTATCGCCATAATGTAGTCACCAGCAACCGGCCTCTCACATCTATACCCAGCTCTCGTTAAATCTTCCATATCAATTTTTACTGATATCTTATATGAATTTTCAACATTACTTTTTAAAGCTTCTTTTAGATTATCTGCCACCGTGAAGCGCTCATCCGTCAGAGGCGCCCCTTCAAGTCGACCGTACTCCTTGGCAAGAGGACTTTCGTATTCCGCCTCAAGTCTCCCCTTAGAGTGGTCCTCTGGGTCGGTCCATGCACCAAAGCCTTTCTGATAGGTAATAAAGCTATCAATATTCTTTTCAATGGTAAGGTCATTCATGTTGAAATTTTTTCGTACCACTGTTGACAGATCAGTACCTATGTTTTTTAATAGCCGAACAACTTTCCCGCTGACTGAAAATTCAAGTCCGGTCGCTTTAATAATCTCATTGAATAAATCCAACCTGGACTTATAATTAAAAGATTGTTTTCTAAATGCGTTCACACCTACTTCTAGCTTATAGCGGTACCCACTACCTTTAAATACTGTCTCTAGATAGGTATCAATGGTATGAGACCCATCTCCGAGACCCTCATAGATACTACTCTTGCTGAAGTCCCAAAAAAATTGGTGTATGGCATCAAACGAAACTTGCGTTTTTTGACCAACATCAACAGGCTTTGCGTAAATAACAACGTAATACTCATCTTCAAATCTAAGTCGCCACCCTCTATCGATATTATTGAGGACATCACTGTTTGTATAAATTTCCCCGCTCACTGAGCGCTCACCATTAACAGCATTAGTATGCCTAATGACACTAATGACCCCATACTCAATGTCACGATGATCCAAAAAAGTAATCATTAGACCTCCCTATTTATACAACTCTACAAAATTTAAAATCCTAATCGTGCCAAGAAAATCCGTTTTGTAAGTAATTCTCTTGTTAGGATTAGGATTGAAGATAAAATACTCATAGTTCGTTTTAGCATTGACATAATTTCCGTTTAGTGTGGTAGCTATGCCTGTCAAAAGTAATTTATCACTATTTTGTAGCTGGCTATTCTGCTTAAACTCAAAGCGCCTGCCATCAATTTCAATATAAAAATTAGTCTGACCTCCAGAAGGAGTAAGCTCTATAATAAAAGGCCACTCTAGCTGACTTGCTTTAGCGGTTCCTGCATAGGCAAAACTGCCCCCTGATAGAGCTATGTCCTTTGGCTTTGTCTCACCGAAAGGTAATTCAGCAGTTCTTAGCGCGAAGGAAAGATTATATTTTAGTCCTTGACTGGTTTTTCCTATAAATTCATAAGCGACAGCGTCGTCTAAGATGACTTTAAATCTATATTTCCAAGGTTTATGAGGAGAGCCAATAAGTTGCAGGTCTCCTGTGCTTTCCCCTGGAAGCTCAAAGTTAAATAGATCTGAGTTTTCAGGGTACATCTTAGTCACGTAGAAAGGTTCGTCAACAACAAGCAGAGCGTTTAGTTCGTCCTGTTTGTCCAAAAGTCCTTCCACGTTGCTTACCGTCACTCTTCCTTTGACCTTAAGCGTTTTAGTCGTAAAAGTAGCCCCATCGTAGATGTAACCACTCCTTCCTTTGACTGCTCGGTGTGATACAGATAGTAGAGGAGCACTATCTTCAATAGCAATATTATAAATACCAAAGTCAGACAACCTAGTTGCCTGACTCTCTTTTTCTATTAATAAATCCAAAATACTCCCTTCTAGTCAAAAACAAAATAAGAATCTTTAGATTGCTCTCTTGATTCTTTTTCTTTAACAGCCGTGTAAATTTTATCTCCAACAATCTCATTATGCACTTCAAAGATAGGCTCTGACAATTGAGACTGCCTAACCTCTTCGCTAAGATTATCAAGAGAGGTATTGATTCCACTATTATTAACTTTAGCAGATGTTGAAACAGTACTATTTACCCCCCAGTTTTGATCAGTAACTGCTGTTGCGTATGCTTTACCTAGGCTATTGATCTCACCTATCCACTCTGCCATACCGAGGGCAAACCCCTCTCCAGTAAATGCACCTAGTGTTTTAGTGACACGAGATGGTGAGTGAATATCTAAGGCGCGTCTAATTGTTGCTGCTACATTAGCGGCAATGCTGTTAGCTATTGCGTAGATTGTGCCTGCGCTACTAGCTAGTCCATTAGCAAAACCTTGACCTGCATAAGCTCCTGCAGAAGACATCTGCCCTGCCAAAGCCCTGAATATTGAGAGGATCTTCTGACAAGCATTATTAGACACCGCGGTTGCACGAGACATCCCAGAAGTCACTGAACTTACAAGGTTTGCCATAGATTGCTTTGCAGTACTGTTAATGCTACTAAATCCTGTTTTAACCGCATTGGCTATCCCATTCATTGAGGTTGTTGCTGAAGTCTTCGCCTTATTGAAGCCAGACTCGACCGCCGAGGACAACCTATTAGCGCTTGAGGTTGCAGAGGTTGCTGCAGAAGACATTTCGCTTGTCACACTATTAGACAGACCAGAGGCTGCTTTAGTTGAGTTTGACTGCATTGATGCCAGGCTGTTACTCACCCCTGAGCTCATAGCTTGCGCCTGAGAAGTTGCACCTGTGCTAGCAGCTCCCATGTTCGCACCAACACCACTAGCTAAGCTGAGCGTATGATTAATGGCGTCTAGATTCATTGAAGAAGTCGCACCATTAACCCCTGAAGCCATTTCTCGAGCCTGAGTAGTAGCGTTTATATTAGCGACAGACATATTAGCGCTAATGCCACTAGCAAGAGACATCGAATCATTCAACCCCTGAAGACTCATCGTTCCTGTCTGAGCATTAACGTTATTAGTCATCTGTGTGGCATTTGATGTAGCGTTTATATTAGCAAGCTCTGTATTTTGACTAATGCTATTAAGCATAGATGTCGTATCTGTATTAGCTTGATTAGCCATAGCTGTCGTTTGCATCCCAACATTCATGGCCATGACCGTGGCGTCCGCAGAGACTTTAGCTGTACTTGTGGAACTCTTACCTGTGATTTGGTCCCACATCGAACTGAATCCGCTCTTAATACCTTCCCAAACTCCTGAAAGAGCGTTTGGGATAGCCCCTAACATGGCTTTACCGAGCCCCATAATTAATTGAATACCCGCAGAAATAATCTGTGGAAGTCCCTTTATCAAGGCTACGGCTAGTTGCGCAACAAGCTGAATGCCTGCTGCGATAATCTGAGGTAGAGCTTGCGTCAGTCCAGAAGCTAAAAACTGTATAATCTGTACAGCAGATTGTGCAATCTGGGGTAGATTTTGAATAATCCCCTGCACAAGGCTAATAATGATTTGAATACCACCTTGAAGTAACTGCGGTAAAAACTGTACAATTCCAGATACAAAACTCGTAATGACTTGAGTAGCTATCTGCAGAACAGTTGGCAACATTTGAGTAATTCCCTGTACAAGATTCACCAAAATAGCTATACCGTTGCTAATAATACTAGGAAGGTTAGCCTGTAAACTATTCCCAAAACTATCAATAATTTGCTGGGCTTGCTGGATAATAAGAGGTATATTTTGAACTATGCCGTTGACAACATTTAATAATAGCTCCATTCCAACAGAAATAAGCTGCGGCAATGCACTCGCAATTGAACTAACAAAACTACCAATGATTTTTATTGCTGAACTAATTAAATTCGTTGCATTTTGTCCAATACCTTGGACGAGACTCGTAATTAGCTGAACGCCAGCTTGAATTATAACTGGTAATAACACTGTGATAGCATTTGCAAATTTAGCAATCAATTGAGTGCCACTAGCTATCAAAACTGGTATTTTAGAAGTAATTCCTTTTACAAGGCCTTGAATAATACCAGGACCTTTTGTAACTGCGGTGTTAAGTAGCTGCTCGATTTGTGCGCCAAACTGACTATTAATCAAACCAAGTCCTGCCACCACAAAACCTAGAATAGCGGCCGGTCCTATGGCCGCCAGTGCTAAACTCACAAGACTGGACATTGCGCTTGTCATAGTTCCAAGCACAGATAGCCCACGCCCTGCTGCGGTAGCAAAAACGCCAGGTAATCCGCTTAGAGTTGCCGCAAAGGCACCAACAACGCCGCTGGCACTAGCTATCCTACTAGAAATTATGCCGCCAAACGCCCCGACAGAAGTCCCTAAGCTTCCTAAAGCTAGAGCAACTTTTCCGAATAGAGAAAGCAAAGGCATTATCGTTGATATAGCGCTAGCGGGGTTCACCACTGCCCAAAGGGCAATGACTTTAGGGGCTAAAGAAGTGATTTTTGCTTTTAGATTATCAAAAGCCTGCCCTGATAATTCACCAGTATGTGCAAAATCTCCAAGAACAGTATTAATAAGAGCAAACACCTCTTTAACGCTGGCACCTAATGGGCTAAAGTCAATATTGATAGACTGTTTTAGCCTAGCGAATGCTGCAACTGCATTTGGAATAAGAGAATTAATCGTATCAAAAACACTGGTTATTGCTGGCTTCAGACTAAGAAGTATTTCAGCAATGGTCTTCATGCCATTAGCTTTAGCCGCTTCATCAAAGGCTGAAAGCATACCTGCTACGCCTTTTACGACGGCGGTATGTACGTTCTTCCATGCAGTTCGGATTCCACCAGCCGATGATTGGGCCATCTCTGCAAATCCGCCTTGGGCATCGTTAAGCTCAATCATTTTATCTGCGAACTCTTGTGCAGTGATTTTGCCATCAGATAAGGCTGATTTTAAATCTTGTACGCCATTTTTACCAAAACCGAAGGCTTCCGCCATTTTAGACATTAAACCTGGCGCAGCTTCTGATACAGAGTTAAACTCTTCAGCTTGAATTTTTCCAGACCCCAACGACTGGTTAAACTGCCTGAGTGCTTGCTCAGCCCCTTCAGTTGTTGCCCCGTAACCGATCATTGCGTTATTGAAGGCGAGGGCTAAACTAGTCCCTTTATCTAAACTTCCTGTGGTTATGGCGAGCTGTTGAGCGCTTTTTACAGCACTGTCTAGAGGAGTTGGCAGACCTTCAATTCCTTTTGATAGCTTATCAATTGATGCCTTAGATTGTTCAGCAGAATACCCAAATAGCGCCATCGTTTTCGGAAAGCGGTTCATGGTATCAACGCGACTAACCGCCCCGTCTATTGCCCCAGTAATAGCGTGCATAGCTTTTTGAGCAACAGCCATTAAACTAAAGGCCTGCACGATGCTCATCACTGTACTTTTGAGTCTCTCTCCAGCAGAAGAGGTATTGGCGAATTTCTGGCTTATTCCATTCAAGGAAGTAGCCGCAGAACTAGACATTCTGCTAAAACCATTGCTAAGACTGCTCCCTATTTTACTTGATAAATTAGCTAAACTTGAGGTCAGCCGACCAAACAAACTAGTACTCACTTTGTTTGCGAAAGCAGACGCCTTAGCTGATACAGAACTAAAAAAATTATTCCATGACTGTAAGGCTGGGTTCAAGACTTGCTGACCAAGTGAATTAGAAATCTTCCCTCCAACAGACTGTATAGAGCTATTCAGGGTAGAAACGGATGAGGCAATTTTTCTAAACGCTGTTCCGAATGGTCGCGGAAGCTTGCCTGCGACCGTTTCGAATATTGCAGATAAGTTATTAAGCTTACTACTTGCCCTCTGAGTTAAGATATCAACTCCAGTCGCAGCCTTGGCAAATGCAGATCTTATCTTACCGATACCCACAAGATTCTGAAGTTGCATTTTTGTTTGATTAATGAAACCGGTTAAGTTACCCCGTATTTTGTCAATAACACTTGCAACTGGAATAATGATTTTTTGAAAACCATTCTTTATGGGTTCGGGAATTTTTTCGCCAATGGAAGCTGCTATGCGTTGAATTTCACCAATGCTCAGTTTTAAACCAGTAGCGTAGGCAGAGCCAAGTCTCTTCCCGAGCGATTCGCCGTTGTTCGCCAGTTGGGCCATGATTTGTCCAATGATTTGAACCATTTTATTACTACTGTTAACCGCTGTATCTTGGGCTTTTCTGAAAGCATTCTGAGTCGTACTAACAATACGAGCCATGGCTTGCTCATAGTCCTTTGTGTTGGCACCAACATCAGCGAAAATAGAACTAGCAAATGTTCCTGGCATCTACTCCTCCTTATCTATCTATTTTGAAAATGATTATTAAGCATTTGTATTCTCTCAACAATACTGCTATCACTATCGGCTTGGCTACGGCTAGCTTTTTGATACGATCTTTTGATAGTTAGCCTATGCTTATCGTATTTGAGCTTACCTACATCAACCTTTTTAGCATTTAATGTATATCTAAGCTTTAGAGACAATTCAGAGAGGCTCTCGCGCTCAGCAAGCTGCTTATACTCAAGCCCCTCCATAATAGCCTCTAGCTCCCACTTAGTACATTTATAGATAGTATCAATGTCTGTGAGCCCTAGCCGTGCGCAATTTACTAAGATACTGCGTTGCTCATTCTTCCAATCATGTCTTCGATAATTTGGATTTGAGTTGCGTCCATATCGTCCTTCGCTTTGAGATAACGAGCTGATTTCTCCATGTTTTCGATATATTTCAAAATCTTCGCTCTGAAAAAACCAGAATCAACCATTTCTTTTTCAATCTCAGCAAACAACCCTTCTGTTGTTCCTTCTTCATCAACAGATTCTGCAATTGCATCTAGAATTTCATCTTCAGTTAGCGCTTTTTTTCCGCTTCCCGCAGATAAACGCACAAGGTCAACAATGGCGCTTTCATTACGCTCTAAGATATTGAAAAACAAAGCACCAACACCATCTGCATTGCGCTCTCCTGTTTCTGGGTTAATTGTTCCTAGTTTATTATTGATCTTAAACATAGTTTTAAAATCAAATTTAATATCGATATTTCGTTTTGCTGCTGTAAATTCCATTATTTTATCTCCTTTTTAAATCAAAATGGGGTAGCAGTTGCCACCCCTGTGTGCTATTTAGTGATATTATCGTAGTCGCCAGTAGTATCACCCGGATTTTGATAGCCGTATACATTTTCTAGCATTTCAATTTCTTCTTTCGTGAGAGGGAATTTACCATCTTGTAAGGCCCCTACAATGTTAGCGGTGTAGGACATTTCTACTAAGTCTGAAATACCAGTACCGCGTTCGATTTCGTCAATCTTGGCGTACCCAAACTTAGCAGGGTAAACATCTTTCTTGGGCCCAGTCGATTCAGGAATTTGAATCTGTTCTTTGACACTTTCGTCGGCAATAACTTCCCAAATTTTGATAGATTTACCTGTTTTCTTAGCTTCCTCGATGACAGCAACAGATGGATCTGTCGGTACAAAGTACGTTGTCAAATCAATAGAGTGTTCATCTGTAGCCTTCTCAATAACGCGACCTTGTTGGGTTTGCTCATCAATGTATTCACCACCCATGGTTGTAGTACCATCGGTACGATAGGCTGGCAACAGAGCCTGACTTTTCTTTGGTGCATCAACTGATTGTATAAAGTAAAAAATCTTTTTTCCTACAATCGGTTTACCTGTTGTAATTTCAATAGTTGTTCCTTTTTTTGTGTTTGCCATTTATGTCCCCTTTAAAATAGTGTTTCTGTAATGTTGATAGCAACTCTATAGACTTCTCGTCCTATTGAATTATCTACCAAAATCTGAGCCTTTATTTGGTTATTTCGCCCAAGCAGTCTAAGCATGCGAGATTTTATCTCTTCTGCATCCAAACGGCTATCGCCAGGTAAGAAAGCATCGATATTCAGGCTAAAATCATCAATAACTGCTCCAGTTTGAGCTGTTTTTGACAAGTCTGATATATTTGTACCTACAACAATAAAAGGCTCTAAAACGTCTGATTTAGGCAATTTAAAATAGATTGGTATGTCTAAAACTCCCAATCTATTTTTTACCTTTTTTAAATATAGTGTTTCCAGTGAGTAATCCATGCATCACCTCTTAAACATTTTTTTGATATTAGCCATTAGCACAGGCCATTCTTTTCTCAGGGCAGGGTCTAAAAACGATTGAGCTTCCATTTTACGAGTACCTAATTCAAGATAAATAGAATATAAAGCAGGAGAAACCACTCTATAGTGTAAGAGTCGTTGTTGCTCACTGTAGATTTGAGCTCTCAGCCATCCAGTGTCAACCGGGGCTAGTATTTTAGCCTGTCTCTCAATCCTAGCAGCTGATTTACTAAGCTCTTTATCTACAGCGATTCGTACTGACTTCTGCTTGCGCTCAACGCTGCGTAAAAACCTATCTAGGCCTCTCATCCGATAAATAAGACTCATACATAAATAACCGTGCTATTTTTATGGTGTGCTAGTCCCTTTATCAACCTCGATTTTCCCTTGTAGATAATCTTGCTAAAGCCGTCGTAATGGCCTTGCAAGTGCAACTTAAAAGCATTCAAATCATATTTACCAAATAGCCCCATCTGTTCAGATTTTGTGAAAGTATTTTCCATACAGGGGATTTTCCCGCTAGGTTTTTCAACAGTTCTTTTATCTAGAAAATCGTCCTGTTCATCGACATACACTAAGATTACTCTATCTTTATAGATCATTGTGTATCTCCTAAATAAATCTTGCTACCCCTTTGCCTGAATATACCTTCCCAATAGCAGCGCTTCTGAGTGTTGATTCATACTCTTTAAGGTAACTGTCCCACTTAAAAGTCTTTCCTTCTTCGCTATCTTCAACGGCTCCTTCTGAATTAATCCTATTAAACCGTTTAATAGCAACATCACGGACAATAAACCTCAATCTATCAGGAATTTTGGTGATTTCAGTTTCTGAGTATTCATTAAGTTTAGCTAGCACACGCTCTTTACTTTCATATATAGCAAGGGTGATGAGCTCATCTTGCGCACCATCACCCTTGGAAATACCTATAAAGAGTTTGATATCGTCAATAAGTTGTTTATCGCCCATATAAATAGCCTTTAACCACCAATGCCGGGTACAGCAGCAGCTTCGATTGTTGCCTCTACAACCCCTTCAGGAATTTCAGCGAACAGCACATTTGCCCCAAAGAAAACAGATTCATAGGTAAGATTAGAAAGCTGACGATTACGAGCTGCAGCAATTAAACCTGTCTCATCAGTAAAATCAGCAAACAAGCCGCCCAAGTCTCCCCCTTTAACATTTAAAGATGCAAAAACTAGATTTTCTACAGCCGTTGAGTAGATTTTACCCTCTGGCACAGATGGCATAACAATCACATTTTGCATACCCAAAAAGTTCTTAAGCAATGTCATTCCAAAAACATTAGAGGCATCCGCACCTACTTTAGTATCTCCAAGATAGTTAGCTACGTCTAAAGGAGAGACAAAAGAAACAAGCGGGGAACCCTCAAACTCATTAAAAGTAGCTAGCTTAGCCCATGATGCAGACAGCGCTTTTTGAAGGCCAACGCCTTTAACTTTTGTTGGTTTTGTTTTGAGGAATGTAAAGAATGCATCCTTAATTCCATTCTGAAGCTCACGCATAATGCGCTTATCTGCTTCAGTAATAGCACGAGCTGCACCATGGCGAGCAATTGCCTCAGCTGTAGTTGCACGACGTTTCTTGAACCACTTCACTGTATAGTCTTTATCTTTAGTTCGAGTAACCTTAGACAGAGGGATTGTTTCCCCTTCTCCAGGATCAGTTTGATCTAAAGTCACTTCCCACTTATAGGTCTGAATTTTTAGATCGTTAGTTAATGTTTCACGACGAGTAACCCCTAGCAATTTTAGTAAATCATTAATATTTTTGGAAAACTTGTTAACAAAATCAATTGATTTAATATCTCCTAAGTCCGCCATAGTGTTTAAGTTTTTTTCAGCCATAATATTCCCCTCTTAAAATAAGTTACGATTCTCAGCAATTAAACGCATACGTTCGTCGTCATCCTCTATCGCCATGATGTCAGCCTTAGTCATACCGACCGAGCCATTTCCAGTTCGTGGCGGTTTCTGAGTTAAACGATCGTTAACACGTTTTTCAACAGCTTTATCAAAAATAGTTTGTAAATTATCAATATTGGCCTTAACCTCTTCTGCAGTAGTGGCTAAAACAATATCAATAAAATCCAATGGCAATCCTTTCTCCACAAGCAGGGAATGCGTCTCAATGCGCATCTCACGCTCTGCTACTGCTTTTTCACGCTCTGCGATAGCATCTAGACGTTTTTGTTCCTCCTCTTTAGCGCGCTCATCTTTTGACAACTTGGCCAAACGTTCACCTTCTGTACGAGCTTTTTCAATAGCTGCGGATTGTTCAGATTCCCATTTAGTGCGTTCAGCAGCCATCATTTTTGAGATGTCTGCGCGAGTAAAAGTTCGCTCATATTCATGCTTAGGATGTTCAACAGCTTCTTTTTGAGTGTCGACTTGCTCAGTTGTCTCTGTTGTTACATTTTCTTCTGCCATAACTTTCTCCTAGTGGTTACGCCACCAACCGATAGTCTAGCTTTACGTCCTGCGACGAAACAGTGTAGCTTTTAGTGTCATCAACAAAGTTTGGACACAATAAAAAGCCGTATTGCTACGACTGCGGTTTAGATTTGTAAAGAGGTCAAATTCGACACGGTTAAACTTTATTTCCCCCACTTCCGTTTGTAGTTTTTCTTAATATAGTCAACCGTGTCACCAATTGCCTTGATAACTGATTGGTTATCTAAAGTAGCAGCTTTAACAGTCGCTAACTCTTCGTTTGTTGCCAGAGCGTTTCGTTGAACGATTGATTTTAGCTCCATGATTTGTTTGTTTTGATTTTTAATAGCTTCTGCTTGCATGGCATTCTCTGCAACAAGCATCACAACCGCTGTTTCCAATTTACGTTTTTTCTTAATGCGCTTATTCATTGTTTTATCCTTCTTTTTTCAATTCTGCAATAATTGACTTAACCGCTATTGCTGCAATGCCAACAATCAATATGAGTACCAATACACCTAGTGCCACTAATACCATTTGCCAAATAAACATATTTTCCTCCTTGATAGTTTTAATAGGGTGATGTATAATTGAGATAAAGAAGGATGATGGTCTAACGCCCATGAAGCAGTTTACTGTGGAGGCGGTGGGTCATCCTCCTTCTTTTTCTAATACAGCTAATACCTCATCTTTATTTTTGATAATTGATATATCAAGACCCCTACGATCTATCATATAAATATGTTCTAATTGCCCCATTATCTCTTCAAATGATAAAGGGGTTTTTGTTATATCAAAAATGATATTAGTTGCCTGCTTTTTTGCTTTTCGTAGATTACCATCAATGACGTTTTTACCCGAACCTGTGATTTCTTTTAGATCAAAAGGAGCTCCATCAACTAAATAATCAGGAGTCTTGATATGTTCAGGGGAATTAACTCTTGGCACCATGTCAACTTGCAATCCTGTCTTTTTGGATAACCAATTAGCAACTCTATATTCATAATTCGAATGATCAAGAACGACACTATGGCCATCTACTTTGTAAGGAGTGCCATTTTTTACGTACTCATTTAGTAGTGACAGTTGTGGTTTATGCTCATTTCCATCTATCCAATCTGAGGTGACATCCTTAAAATACTTAGTGCTTTTATCATCAATTGGTTCTACTTCAATACTTAGCTCATCTTCATCAGGAATAATAGTTGTTCTGCAGTTGAAATGATAGGGTGCTACATTAATTCCAGGCTTTAGCTCAGATAATAGCTTTCTTTTGTTTTCTTTAGCAATTGTACGGCATATCTCAGTTGTCCTGTCATCAAGTCTAACTAAATCACGATAATACTTAAGTCCTGCATTCAAGTAGCGCCTAGCGGTAGCATTATTAATCACCATAGTTCCATCAGTTCTGATTAGTGTTTCAGCCCTGTGATTAGCAACATTAAATCGCTTAGCTAAATCTCTGGCCATCGCTCTAGGATGCTCGCCACGAACAAAACCTTGTTTTAATCTCTTTTGAAGATTCTTAACAAGATTGTCAGTATTGCCCCACAACTGTTCTGAATAGTTATAACCATCAAACGGGGTTCTAACCAGTTCTTCTAAAACTGGACCATTGATTGTCCCTGACCGTCCACCCATTGCTTTTTTATAAGCATATGAGGCAACTTTTTTTAAATGATTTTCAAATGCTGAATCAAGTACACCTTTTAGTATCCCCGCACGATAAACAAGCTCAAGATTTAATGCATCCATCCTTGTAGCTCTTGCTGATACATACTGCTCATTAAGTCGTTTTAGCAGCTCAGGATCTTTCTCAGCTTGTTTACGATACTTGTTAGCATTAGCTACGTAATCTGATAAATCTTCATGACGTAGTTTTTTAACGACATCCTGATAAGTCATTTTGTTCTCTTCAGAATACTTAGTATAAAAATCAAACAATTCCTTTTGTAACTCAAAAGCCTGTTCATTATATAACTTCTGCAGTTCTGAAAAGACATCTAAATCAGTTCTGTCTAAATAACTTAGAATATCTTCTTGACGCTTTTGCCAGTAATTAAGGCTTTTCTGCCGTTGGTTCTTCTTGACCACTAGCATCACCTACCAATCTAGGCTCCGGTAAAGATTGCTTTTTATCAGCTTCTTCTTTCAAGCGTTCAAGCTCTGCTTCAGCATCTACTCCTGTGACAGTATTTAAGATTTCAAAGATAGTCTGATCGCTAACAATGCCATAAAGATTTTGTGCAGCTGTAACAATTTCATTATCGTTTTGAGGAAGATTAGGTGTGAAAACTATACTCGTATCATTTACAAGGCTATATGTAGTTGCTTCATTCCCTTTGATGGCCCAGATATTAGCTGCTAAGCGTAAGCGTCGCATTAATCCTTTTTTAAACAACCTCTCTTGCTTCTCACGATAGTTGTCAGAAGCCATAAGCTTATACTTCATTGATTCACCAGATTGAACTCCTGAAAATTTCATATCTTGTGTATCTGGCGTAAAAGTAAACCTCAAAATGTCTGCAACTAATCTATTTTTGTAGGCTTCGCTACCGGCGGTATCATACTCTTTTTTGAGAAAGTACGCTTGCGGTTTAACGCCATTTGGATTAGGATTATCGTCTAAAATTAACACTTGGGCTTTTTTAAACCCAATTGAGATCGCTAAACGACCATTAGGATTTAATCGGCCATCATCTAAGTAGTCATTCTCATCAGCTCCTGTGTAAGCATTACCAGCTATTACAAGCAACGCATTGACTGAATCTTGTTGAAAGTTAGCAAGCTCTGATTGAGATAAATCATAGGCGTCAATATTATCAAGTACAGACTCATAAGCCCCCGTTCGCTCCTCGTTATTAGCGTATTCGTTGACTGGTACACCTTTAAAAAAATGTCCTTCATAATCTTTTAATCGCATACCTTTTGTTTCAAGGTTATAGTCTTCGTAGGTATAAATTGTGTCGGAAGTATATGCTTTGATAATCTGTTTACGTTTACCTGAGCCGTAATCTATGTCGTAGAAATGAACGGCCATCAACGAATTTCGCTGGTATGTATCATCATAGATAACAAAAGTTTGCTCGGCCGGGAGCTGGTAGAGTTTTACTTCGGTTTTTTTGTCATCTATTTTCTCAACAGTTAACAGCTCGTAGGCTCTTCCATAAATTGATAAATCTGTTTTTATTTTGACGTTGTGGTAGTCCTCATTGTTTCTGACCGACATAAGGTCAATAGCTGCCTGGAGGTCTTTATTTTCATTTTTGTACTCAACGGGAACGCCAAGCATATAACCTTGCTCAAATACCGTAATATACTTAGCAAAATCACTTGCAATACGATTATCCGCTGCGTATTTATCTGTTTTAGCAGGTCTATACTTGATGTTATTATCCCCAAGATAGTATCGCTTTAACTCTTTCAAACGCTCTAATTGTTCTGCTTTAAACCTTGAAATGTAATTCTTAAGTTGATCTATCCAAAGTTTTGATTCATAGTCAATTGCTTCAAAGTCTTCTTGCAGCATAATAAATTGCTTATTAGCATTCTCATTAAAACGAGTTCCTGCTAAAAATTGTTTTTCTTCCAAAGTTTCACCTCATTCCTAAAAATAATATTTAGCATTTTTCATGCGCTTACTTCTATCCGCCGACTGGTATATTCTGTCTTGTACGGCATATCTTATGGCATCAATGCAGTGGTTATAGCTGTCAACTGGTTCGTTGGTATACTCATTAGTCTTCTTGTCTTTCTTCCAAGTGTAATTTTCGAGTTCTTCAATAGTCTTGACACACCTTTCATCAACAATCCAATCATATTGAAGCAAATACTGTATTCCTTGCATAACGGTTCCAGGCCCTTTGGTAACATCAATCATTCTAGGAATACCTAAATTCCTCAGCTCTTGATTAGATTTCTTTTCAGCCGAATCTCCTCTGATTTCTTCTTTGGCGTAGCCGAGGTCCTTTATAGCATTTGCTATTTTGTCATTGGTCAAATTCTTCCTGACATATTCCTCTAAGATGTATAACTTCTTGTTTGCGTCATCGATTTTAACATGCAAAAGTGCCGAAGGATCATTGATAAATCCATAGTCCAAACCAAAAAAAGAAGGCAAGTGTGATAACTTGTCTTTGTTTAATATTTGCTTGTCATATTTGGGAAAAATTAGTTTATCAAGTGTAGTAAACTGGCCAAGAGCATATATTTTGTAATAAGCTTCATTCCTATTGGCTAGTTCCTCGATATTTTCTCTCGTGACATCATCTAAGAAGCGGTTGTCTTTATAAGTTGTTTGATAGACAACTGTATTCTTAGGTGTCTTAACGAAGAAGGCTTTATAAACCCAGTTTACTTTTGATACCGGGTTAAACATCAAGTATATTTGCTTCTCTAGATGTTTCTTATCTCTTAAACGCAAGGTCAACTGCGTATAATCATCAAGCGTAAACTCACTAGCTTCTTCCATAACCACATCAGATATACCCTTAATTGACTTAATCTTCTCTGGGTTGTCCATACCCTTGAAAATGAATTCTGCGCCATTTGGGAGCGTTATTCTAAAAGCCGACATATTTATCTTACATTTATCCAAGATGCCGAAATACGACAAATTAGACATGATATCAGCAAATACAGAGTCTCTAACAGTTGCACCGACTTTTCTGAGAACTAATATCTTTCTGGGATGTTTGAATTTAGGGTTAAGTGCTTTTAAAATTATCTTTTGAAAAACACCGTGAGACTTTCCGCTAGACGCCCCACCATAATGAACTTCCGTGAAGTTGCTATAGTTGTAAAGTTTGTCGTAGATATGTTTGTTAAAAACTTTGCTAGGATGCTTGATCACGATATTAATTTTAGGGCGCTGTTTAGTCGTCATCCCACTCACCTACGTTAATGGTTACATCTGAGCTGACATCCATTTCAACCTTGTCAGTAAATAACCTGTACCGTTTGCCTAGTAGCTCAGCTGCCTTGATTCTATCCTTGGCACCAACATCGATGTCAACTATCTTCTGACCAAACTCTCCAACGCTAATGAGCGTCTTTTCTTGTTGGTCTCCTCGCATAATTGAAGTGAGATATTGTAGGACTTCTTCTTGCGTAGCAATCTTTTCAGATTCAAGTTTTTCAAGCCGCTCGTCTATATAAGCTTTAATGTCAGGTTTGGTCAAGTTTTCTTGACCTATTGACCTTGCTGTCTTTTTACTATACCCTGCTTTAATAGCCGCTGCTGTCGCGTTAGCTGAGATGATGTACTCATCTGCAAAACGCTTCTGTTTTAGGGTTAATTTACTCAATTTTCCATCACCTCCAAGCATAGCAAAAAGGCAAGACACTATCTGCCTTACCTTCAAACTCATACTACCAATTTATCATCAAAAAGATGACAATTCCATACATTTTTGTGTCACATTCCTATTTTTTTGGAAAATATTTCTAGAATCCGCTCTCTTTTGCGGTAAATAGACTTACGCGACAGATGTCTTGTATAGGCAATTTCTTCCCAAGTGTTACTTGAACCAACGCCCCACCTAAGATTAAAAATATCAGTTAGTTCTTCATCCAAAAGATTTAACGTTGCAATAACTGCTTCTTTGAAATTGGATAGACCCTTTAGTTCCCTATCTGAATCCCACCTTGCAACCACATCCTCAGTAACTTTTGAAACAAAATTTGCTCTTCCTCCACCGATATTTTTATCTACCGCAGTATTCATATCAGTTTGTAACTCAAGTTTTCGGAGTGCGATCTTGTTATCAATAAAACGATAATCAAACAGCCATTCGTCAAAAGCTTTTAACTGTGCATTAGATAATCTGCTCACTAAGTTTTACCTCCTCCAGAGTCATCTTATACGTCTTCCCCTCCGCTTTAAATGTTCGACTGGATTTTCCACCAGAACACATCCACATCAAGTCAAACGCTGCCGCTTGTGCTTTATCAAATCTGTCCATCCTTATCCCCCATTTTTCGTCAATTCTGCAATTCTCTTTGTCTGTCTAGCTCTATCATCACTAGCACGTTTAAGCTGCTTTTGTGTCCTACTTAGCTGAGCACGTAGTCCGTATATTTGCGGCTCGTAGTAACTTTTAAGTGATATGCCAAGCCCTGATACGACAATCAGCAGCATAACTGTTAGTGCAGTGATAATGATGTTTTTCTTTTTGATTGCTTTGTCTTTTTTTACTAACTCATAAAGCAAGCAATCAATCATCTGTTCTTCAGTCATTCTCCCGCTCCCTAGTATATTTTTCTTTAACTGTTGCTTCGCAAGAATTCCAAAACTTCAACATGTCTGGTTTTCGAGTAAAGGTTTTCTCTTCAAACTGAGGTTTTGCCTCAAAATTCTTTTCTCTACCCGTGTAGATTCTAACGACATATTCTTTTTTCATCTAGACTCCTAACTGCGCCTTAACTGCTTCAAGTAAGGCGTTCTGATTTTTTTCTTTGCCTTGTAAAATCCTAAGTACTTTTTCATCAACTGTATTTTCTGCAACAATGTGGTGCACAATAACGGGTTCTGTCTGTCCCTGTCTATCTAATCTGGCATTAGCTTGCTGATAATATTCAAGACTCCATGTTAGCCCAAACCAAACAATAATATGCCCGCCTTTTTGTAGATTAAGCCCATGCCCCGCCGATTGAGGGTGGCACAGAAGAATTGGTATTTTTCCGGAATTCCACTTGTCAACCGACGTCAGCTCTTCAGCCTGAGGAAATCGTTTCTTAAGTCTCTCAAGATCATGTTGATACTGGTAAAAAACTAAGATAGGCTGGCCTTGGCTTTCTTCTACTATGTTCTCAAGCGCGTCAAGTTTGTCGTCGTGTATAGCAACTGTTGCTTTATCATCATCATAGATAGCACCATTGGCCATTTGAAGTAATTTATTGGCCAAAACCGCAGAATTAGCCGCAGATATTTCTTTATTTTTAAACTCCAACACCAAATCAGCTTCAAGCTGTTTGTAGGCTTTCATATTAGATAACTTAACTGATACAACGTTGTTGGTTCGCGGCGGTAACTTGAGATAGTCTTTAGCTTTCATGCTGACACAGATGTCCTCAATCTTGTTATAGATTTCTGCTTCTGCACCATCCCTAAGTGCCCAACTGTAAATGATTGGACCATTACGCTTATCAGGAACAAAATACTTGTCTTTAAATCGAGTCTGGCTCGTCTCAAGCCTGTCACCTCTGTCCATCAGATAAATCTGCGGCCACAAATCAATCAAACTGTTAGGCGCTGGGGTTCCTGTTAGTCCTACAAGGCGTTGGACTTTCGGTCTAACTTTTCGCAAAGCCCTAAACCGTTTTGACTTACTAGACTTAAAACTTGATAACTCATCAATAACCACAAAGGTAAACGGCCATTTAGTCTTGTAGTATTCAACAAGCCAAGTAACATTCTCACGATTAATCAAATAGATATCGGCTTCTGTTTCTAAGGCTTCAATTCGTTTTCCCTCACTCCCCAAAACTTTAGAGTAGGTGAAATCAAAATGCCATTTCCCAATCTCCGTTGACCACGTTTCTTCCGCCACTTTTTTAGGGGCTACGATTAAAATCTTATGATCCTCGGAAAAAATATTTTGAATCTCATCTATTGCCGATAGTGTTGTCAGCGTTTTACCAAGACCCATGTCAAGTAAAAGGCCACAATAAGGGTGCTCTACTATCCATGTCTTAGCGTATTCTTGGTACTCGTGCAGTCTCACACCCAGTTCTCCATTTCTTTTAAGGCTATGTCCACAGATTCGTAGGAGTCAACAACCCAAACGTGCTGCCCAGCCTCTTTTATTTTTTTGTGCATGGCAACTTGGCTGGGTCTTGGTTTTTTACCAGGTGCTTTGACCTCTACAAAAAAGGTTCCCGTGTTCATGACAACAATTCTGTCAGGCACTCCTATCGTCCCTGGACTTGCAAATTTTAAACACAGCCCTTTTGTTTTCTTTTTCAAATAATTTTCAATGTCTTTTTCAGTCCTCATCTTTCCTCCTTTGGTCAATAAAGGTCAGGGTTACCGTTTTTTTCAACTTATTTTCTCTTTTTTATATATGTGTTTTATATATGCCTTATTTTATATATATTTATTTTTTATATTTATATTTAAGTTAATAGAAGAAAAGTGGTAGATTGGTAACCATAGGGGCTAAGCTATTGCTATGAAAGGTTTCTTAGGGCTACCAAAAAGCTACCAGGGCTACTTTTCGAACCCATTTCTAAGGGTCGAGTTACTAAGTTACCGATTTTTCCAATTCAGTTTTGATTTTTTAAAAATTATTTTTAAATTTTTTATTTTTAAAGTTTGAAAAACCGGTAACTTGGTAACTTTTTTCTAGGGTTACCAAACTCTAATCCCAAAAAAGTAACCCCTAAAACTCACTTTTTAACTTGAAACCGACCCAATTTTTGGCTTGCTTTCCTCCAGATTTAACGTTTTTATTTTCATAATTTAACTCTCTTAGTCGGTGGTTAAATGCATTTTTTGCCAAAGGTTTGTAGCCTGAATCCTGACAATAGAACTTGTAGGCTGGGTAGACATCCCTAACAGGAACTTTGAAGTCTTCACCAAGTTCACACTCGTCTTCAAGGAACATGGCCACGACATCGTTGCCTTTTTCCCATTTCTCGACACTTGATCTCATGCTGGCACTAATACTGAAATCTCTCTTACTTAAGGCCTTTCTAAGCCCCTCCATCGCCCTATTAAAGATACCTGGCACCTCGCTCATAATCTTATCTAGCGGGTATTTCGCCTTAACTTCCTGCGTTAAAACCTTATCCATCTCGAGGATCATCATGCGGCGTTTAAGTCCTCCGCTGAAATCTCGCATAGGTGGGAGCTCATTCATGGCAAAAGACAGCTTAGCATAATTGTAAAAGTTAATCGGCTCTTTATTCTTACGGTCTGCGTGAATAGTATCCTCCCCCGTCAACATTTTAAGTGTTGCGCCATCTGCTAAGTATTGAGGTTTAGCATCGGTATCGAAGTTAGCAGTCTTTCGATATAAGCCGATTTTTGCAAAGCGTTCTTGCATCAGGTACTGCAGTGTCACGGCTGAGTAATTATCAGCACCTATCATTTCACGTAAAATATTAATCAGTGTTGATTTACCAGTACCGCCGCTGCCGTAGATGAATAGCATTTTTTGGATAGCATATTCGCGATAAAAGTTATAGCCGAACCACTCAAAGATGAAATCTATATTTTCAGCTCCGACGGTCTCCCTAAGAAAACCCTCAAAGGTTTCACAGGCCGCCTCGGGGTCATAGACAACGGGATGGCTTGACCTTGCATGCAATTCTGGATCAAACTTAGTCTTAAAACTGTTATCCCTCAAGTCATAGACTCCGTTCGCTAGCACTATCTTGTTAAGATCGCTCTCAGTAAACACTTCGCTTGAGAAAGCCTGTGCCTTAATCGCTACGACGGTTTCGCTAATGTGCCTAATCTTAGTAATTTTACCGAGTTTCTTAGTTGAGATATAACTCTTCAAATACTCCTCTGCGTTTGGCAACCAGATGCCTTTTTTAGCGTCGTAGCGTAAAAATTCTAAGCCGTCCCAATAAATCGGAACCTCCTTAATAATCTGCGTTGCTAGCAAATAACTATTGACCTCAGGTTCGCCCCTCTCATCAATTTCAAGCCAGCTTCTGTCATCTTCGACTGGTAACTCTTCATCAAAATCGCCTAAAGCCTCCGCCATTAAATAGTCTTTAATTTCGGGTAAGTCAGAGACAAAAGCATTCATCGCTTTACTTGATGGCAACTTATTAGTAGGAGTAATATCTTTAGCCTCGCTATCTTGCTCTCCGAATTTATGGATACGAACAAGGTCGTATGCATTTACAAGCGTATCCCCCACGGGATCTGTCCCGTGATGGCTATAAACGAAGACATCATCATAGATGACTAAGCCATTTGCGGTTGAACCCTCAGTGTAGGTGTACCTATCAGGAGTCGTTCCTTCTTCATAAACCTCGGGCAAGAACGTTGCAATGGCCTGTCTAATGTCATAGTTACGACAAAAGGCTCCAATAAGCCCTTTTTTACTAAGTGGGTCACCTTGTTTTTTAGCTTCACGCTGTCTTTTAACAGCGTGCGTCGGGCTTTCTGGCCAGAAGCTTGAGTCACGCCAGTCCGGGTATGTATCAAGCACCTCATCAACACTTAGAAAAGCCTCGTCGTTATATTTAAACGTAAAGTCAGCATCTCTCGAGTGGCTCGGCCAGAACATCAAACGCACACTTTGATAAGTCGTGTCATCAAAGTTCGACATGCCTAGTTGATTAGCCAAGTACCTAGCGACTGGCTCATATTCATCAGGCATCATTAAACGGTCAGTAGGGATAATAAGACGGTACTTAGCAGCTTTTTTTGAGTGGCTGTGAGTACTGTAGAGTACGTATGCATAGTCTGCAAGCAGGTCTAGCCTATCTAAGAAATCTTTACTTGGGCTATCTGCGTCAAGCGCAACCAAGGACCTACTTTGAACATTTTCGTTTTTCCGTTTACCCTGCTTTAGCCACCCGCCGACAAAACCTCCTACGTCTTTTGCTTGCCCTTTTTCTGCTCGAGACATCTTCTGGTACTCCGCAAACGTCTCTTGGGTGACTGTAGGTTTCTCTAACCTCTCAACCAGCTCCTGCCAAGTTAGCGTAATATTTTTCCACGTCTTAGCTGTTCGTGAATTACCCGTTGCGATATGAAGCTCTTGCAGAGGAGAAGACTTTACTATTAGTTTTTCTTGCTTCATCTATCTAATCCTTCATATAATACTTTGTTACGTAGCCTTCGCTATTTAAAGGAAGACCCTCCGCCCATTCAGGAGCCTGAGCCATCAAATCATTAACTTCTTCGATTGTCAGGCCTGAGCCTTCGATAATAGCCTCATCATGAACGTGGAAAACAACACCATAGCCTGCAGCTTCAATCCTCAGAAGCGCTTCAGCTAGAATATCCCTGGCCGTCGCCTGAACGATATTTTCGACAAGCTTACCGCCGTAAGTCTCTTGCGCTGTGAAGTAGGCCTTATCTCCTTGGCCCTCATAGACGATTTTGTCTCCATAGTCGCCTGGCTCAACCTTGGCTCTTGCATAAGCTAAGTTCCTACCGCTAGGCAATGTTATAAAGAGGAAACCTTTACGGTATCTAAATCGTAGTTTTCCAAGTTTTATTGGTGCTCTCGATTTGATAGCTTTGATGGCGGCTCTCTGCACATCTTTCCAAAATTGGACGATTTTCTTATTGGCACTGCGCCAGTCATCAACTAGCCCTTGGAGCTCCTCTTCCTTGACTCCCATATTTAGAGCTCCCATCTGCTTGAGCGCTCCAGGACCTCCTTGATAGCCAAGTGCCAACTCTGAGATTTTGCCTTTTTGGCGTAGTTCCTTATCAATCTCCTCAATTGGAATTCCGAACATCTGGCTAGCGGATGCCTCATAGATTTTTCCGTGCGTCGAAAACACGTCAAGCCTCCACTGCTCTCCGGCAAACCACGCAATCACCCTAGCCTCAATCGCTGAGAAGTCAGAGACGTAGAAGGTACAGCAGTCTTTGGCCACGAGTGCCGTTCTTACTAGCTGCTTTAAAGTGTCGTTAAGACTATCGTATAAAATCTCCACAGCATCAATATCACGCTTTTTAACATACTCTCTAGCATCATCTAGATCCTTTATATAATTCCTAGCTAAGTTCTGTACTTGGACAACTCTGCCCGCCCATCTTCCTGTCCTGCTAGCTCCGTAAAACTGAAGTAGTCCATGAACTCGTCCGTCTGAGCACATAGCTCTTTCCATAGCTTCATATTTTTTTAGACTTGACATAGCGGTTTGTAGTTTAAGTTCTAAAACTCTCTTAAGTTCTCCTTCGGCCGTCTTAAGCTCCTGCTCAACATCCGCTTTAGTCAGACCATTAACCGAATAACCGTGTTCTTTTAGCCACGGTAACAACTGCGCCCTGCTATTAGGATTAGCAAGTCCTGTTAGAGCTTTTAGTTCACCAGACAAACTTTCCATCTTAACATCTTTGCAATACAAGGCCGAAGCAACTAACTCTTTATCAAGCGCCACGCCTCTGTCGTTGATTCTCTGGTCGCATGCGTAGTAGTCCCATTCACGGTCGTGCACAGGAACTGACTCTAGTTTTTCGGCAATTGCCATCTCAACAACAACGTCTTGGATGCAGTAGTCAATAAACATTTGCCACTTTTCGGGGGCGTGTTCTGGTAAATTTCTAGTTCTCCCACCGTTAGCTTTACTTGGTTTGCAAGGCAGGGAAAAGTATCTGATTAAGTTTTTACCCGAGGTATCTTTTTCCTGCGCTAATTTTAAATACAGCGCACACTTTTCCAAGCTTGAAGGCAGACCCAACTCTTGGGCCAGCACCATAGTGCATTGCCATTGGCAAGGATCTAGATAGTAAGGTAGACCGAGGTAACGACTGAGACAAACTCTTTCGAATTGGGCATTAAAGGCGTGCTTTCGGACTTTATCATCAAATAACATATCTTTGATGTCTTCAGGTAGAGACTGCCTTGTCAAATCAAGGCACTCTACTTCTCCGCCATCTATAGAGTAAGCGAAAAGTAAAATCTCAAAATCTTCTGCGTCAGCGTACTTGTAAACCCCATTTTTGATGTCATTCGAACTATAGGTTTCAATATCAATATTTAAATGTCTCATACCTCTCCTTTAAAAATGAGGAGCCTCTAAAGAGGCCCTCTACTATAAAATGTCGTCTTCGTCCTCTTCTTCGTTCCACTCGTCAAAATCTGCATCAGCTGACGAACGGCCGCCAAGGTAGTCTCCTTTAGCAACAATTTGGACGTTGTTTAATCCGCAAGAGATTCCTTTATTTCCCGCTGTGTTGTAAGCATAGGCATTAAGTGATACGCGAGCATAGACGCCAGAGTAAACTTCATCCGCTGAGTCAACGGGGTTTTTATACTTGTCAATGATTTGTGGCTTAGTTTTACTTGACACTGACATGAACACGTGTCCAGCGTACTCTGGGTGCTCTTCGGTATCCATTTCTTCGTCGCCGTCACGAAGCGTTGTCTTAACGCGCTCCCATTTAACCCCTTTGAGTTTATTGTCCTTGGCAGCCTCATAAGCAGCTTTCTGCGCGTCTTTAATTTTCTTGATTGTGACTTTGTCTGTTTTTGGAATTAAGATAACTGTTGAATACTTAGCCTCTTGACCTTCAAAGGCTTTAGGCTCTAGTAAAGCTACATAGCTTAGGCGTACTTTTCCGGTTACTACTTTAGTTGTGTTTGGTGTCATAATTATAATTTCTCCTATTCAAAATCTTTAATTGCTTGTTCTAAGCTATTTAATGCGGGTCGCTTGTCGCTATTTTTAACAAGGACAGGTTTGCCCTGTGGTTTATCAATTACTTCTGCTAATAAATCAGCAAAAGTGGTTTTACCTATTAACTTTTCAAGAGTTCCCATTGCTAACAGCTCTTTCGGTTTAAAAATCTCATCGTCAAAGCCGTTATCTTGTAAAATATCAATTGCTTTGTCTTTATCAGTGATGACTCGATTACTTCTACCTTCAACAATCTTATAGCCTGGAACTTCTTTTCCCGAGAGTGCTTCTTTCAGGGCATAGGCTTCAACTGACTCAACCCACTTCTTGATAGCTGAGGCTTTGTCAAGAATCTCTGCGACGGCTTCATCAGATAAATAGACAGGCTCCTGATAGGCATATTTATCAATTAATTCCCAATTTTCTTGCGCTCTTGGTACCAATTTAGCTGCGACAGGAGACCACTGCAATACTTTTTCACTTAGGTTCCAGTCACCAATGCCTGCGTCTGCTTGAGCGGCCATAGGCAAGACAACATTATCCGCCCAGTAGAGTAACTCCTCCACGTAAATGTCAACAGAACTAACCGAATCTAAACGTGGCTGAATAATGGTCATTTTGATACGGTCAAAGTCATAAACCATATCGTAGGAAGCATAAGCTCCTAGAGCGTACAGCCCCATCTGTGGGTTTTGGTTAGCAGACACAGGCATGCCCTTGCCATACTTAAGATCAATAATTTCAATGACCCCATCCGCTAAAATGACAACATCCGAAGTCCCAAAACCGCCAGGCACCCAGTCGCTAAAATCAACCCGTTTTTCAAGTTCAATTTCGGCGTTCTCATAAGCATTTAGGTGCTCCATAACAATATCTGTGTAAAGTTCCGTCATCTCTTCCATCTCTTCGTTGTAGAAGTCTGAGTTTTCCTTAAAAGCCTTGGTTAACGTGTTAAATTTACGCTTGGTGATTTTACCAGACTTGTACATCAGTTTGATTTCAGAAAGCTCATGGGCGCTTGTGCCCTCTTGAGTGTATACGGTATCGCGGCTAGGATAGTCTGCTTCTAATCTCGGCAGCATAGGGCAATAAAGCCATCTGTGAGCACTAGAAGCAGACAGTAGTGCGTGATTTTCTACTGGCATTAGAGGGCCTCCAACTTCTCAACAAACTCAGCAAACTGGTATTCTTCAAGTTCACCAACTTTTGCGACGTTCATCTCTTTCAAGACTTCCTTGATGTCCTTTGACTTCCCTTCTTCAACCTTGGCTTTAGCCATTTTCTTAATATCAGCTAATGTCAAAGTTACAGACTCTTCTTTCTTTTTAGGAGCTGGTTTTTCTTCAACAACATCCTTGGTTACTGTCTTTGGCATATCCAGAGCTTCACGCATAGCATCGAAAACACCTGCCATGCTCTCTGCTTTAAAAGTTACTTCAATCATTGTGTTTCTCTCTTTCTGTGTTATAATTTAATTGTGTATAATTGTTGACGGTTTCCTAAGCCGTCTTTTTTTGATGCAATCAATAGCCTCACCTCCCCAAAAGTCCTTTAATATCAAGAATGTCTTTAGCAACCTGACTACGATAGTGTGGGCTATCATGTAGACCTTTCTCGTAGTAGGGATTGGGCACAAATTCCCAATCTCCGCCCGGCAACTCAACTTCGATAACTTCGTTATCAATAATTTCTAACTCACGTTCAAGATAAGCTAGTGCGTATTCTAAGTAGTTCATCGTAATAATCCTTTCAACTCTGCAATATATAATCTGATTTCTTTTGAGAATCTCAAAAGCAGCTCGTCATCTGTAATAAACTCAGTCTGTTCAAGCAATCTATTAAGCATCTCATGGCTAACTTTAGCAAGAGGATGCCCATTGATTTTTTCTGGAATCTCTGCAAACCCATCCTCGTAAGTGACGAATCCAGTAGTTCTGTCTTTTGTAGCAAGACCTCGCTGCCTATCTCTCCAAACGCACTGCTTTACTGTGTTACGTCCTACCCCTGTTGCTTTTGCGCAATCAGCCTCTGTCTTACATGTATGTTCTTTAAAATAATTTCTAATTAGTTCTGATGGTTTCATTTTCTCTCCTCAATTACTTGTTTTAAAGCTATTAGTATAAAAACTGCGTCTGCTAAGGCTTGGTTTTGGGAGCAAGAGCCCCCCCTGACGTAAAATATCATTTAAGCCAGCTAGGGTTTCATCAATAAATTTTAGTGATATATTCATTTCTTTTTACCCCACAAAAATTCTTGCCATGACAAAGTTGCACCTTTAAATTCTTTCTCAGCCAACTTAACAAAGTTCCTCTTATCCTGGTCTTCTTTGAAAGTTTCTTTAGCTAATCGTCTCCAAAAGGCTTTTCTCGTCGCTTGACGCTCTAAGAAAGTTTCACTGAATTTAAAATCATTTCCTTGATAAAGAGCTTCATATCTCTCTACGTCATTTAACGTCGGTAGCTCAATCCAAAGCATCAATTTTAAATCTTGTTTAATAGAACCCAACTGAGCAGATAGGATAGGTAAGCTATCTCGTCTTTCAGCTTCAGGTTTAACTAACTCCCCCTCAATCCGATTAATTTTCTTAATAATCTTTTCAAAAGTTGTCATCATTCTGCACCTCCTAGTTTAATGAGTTTGTCAATAATACGAAGTTTTTCCTCTGAGTATTTCCTGTAACTAATTCTCAAATTTAACAAGAGTTCCTCGTCCGAGATTTCGCCCAATTCATTTAACTCAAACAGAGCTTCTACTGTACTCTCAAAATCTGTCGCATTAGCTAACAGTAGCTTTTGTAATTCCCATTTAGACATAGCGTTCTGCACTCCATTTCTTGCTGTTTTCTAAAGCTACTTCCCTAAAAATTTTTCGCTTATTCTCTGGCGAGTTGTGTTTTTTGATGACTTCATATTGTATCCTGGCAACAATTGCTAAAGCAACAGTTGTTACTAATAAAAATAATTCTAATTTGTTCATGTTATGCTCCTACTCTTTTTTCGAATTTAATATTTTCAAGCATTTCTGCCAGGGTTTCCTTCTTGGGTTTATAGCGGTTACGACTTTTCCATTTAACAAATAAACGGAAACCTTCGTAATCAATGAATACAATTCTATGCGTTGGATTTAATACAAACTGTTTAAAGTCTGGATGATCACGCATTTCTGTCGCCCACTGCTTTGCAGTAGCAACTGTCAACCCCTCCCATTGTTGAATCAAGTGTTTATAATCACCATGAGAAGCTGTTTCATTAACATCAACTGCTCTATAAGTAATTTCTGCTTTTGGCATATTAATATCCTCTCTCTTATGGTATAATTAAGTAAATTAATCTAGTTTTGAGTCCGATTGCCGTCGGACTTTTTTTGTTATCTGAATTCGTCCAAGCTGACACCTAAGACATCGGCGATTTTAACGACATCATCAAATTTCAATGATTTTTTTCTTCCTTTCTTTAGATCAATCAAGCAATTTTGGTTCAATCCAGCCTTTTGTGACAGTTCATATTTGGTCATTTTTTTCTCAATTAATAGAGCTTCGATTTTACCCCACATAATTCCTCCTAAGCACAACATGTAGTTGTTGATAACTTTTTATATACAATATATTGATTTTTCAATATAGTCTTGATATAATATTCGTATGATTCAACAAGATCTCTCGAGAGACCTCTACTCTTCTAATCTTGTTTAGTCAAATAAGCAAGAAAGGAGATTAATTATGGATACAAAAGAATTTATGAAAGTTGTCTCAAAACATATCAACCAAAATTTCAATGTTGACAACCAATTAGTTGAATTTGTCGTTGCGGAACTTAATCAAATGAATGCACCTATTACACAAAAGCAAGCTCAGCATATCGTTAATATTTTGGAGTATGTCTCTAAGTCAACCTCTAAATCTACTATCGCAGCTATGACAAATGCATTGTTAGAGCTTGGCGTACTTAAGGGAGATTGATGCAATCAACTTTACCGGTTTTTATCAGTTCAGGGTCTATCTTATGATAGGCTCTCTTTTTCTCTCCGCTATACGGATATCGTTTTGGTCTCATGTGGTTCTCCTTTCTGTGGTATAATTTAAATAAAAACGAGGTTTGTTATGTTAAATATTGACACCCAATTCGTTGATACAATCGGTAAAATACTATCTGACTATGTTTCGCATTCTGAAATAACCCGAATGGGCGAAGTTTTAGGTTATCCCCAAAACGACCAAAATTCTGGATTTAACAAGCACAAACGGGTGCACAATCTCATGTCCGATATATTAAATAGGACACAGAATACAGATAATATAAAACTTGTGATTGAATACGTCTGTAATCCTTTAAGATACATTAATGAAGTTTCAATTTTTGAACAGTTAAGAACCGCCATTAACATTCCGCTCTCGCTAAAAGGTTTGATTGTATCAGATAGCGGACAAATTGTTACTACTACTACTTCAAAAACTTTATCAGAGGCCAAAAAACGCTTCGAAACACTTGATAGTAGATTAAAAGAATTAAAAGTACACCCTCACGTTTTAAAATTCTGCACTCAAGAGCTCTTACAAGAAAACTATTTTCATGCCGTATTTGAAGCAAGTAAAGGTGTTTTTCATCGTATTCGTCTACTAACGGGCTCAGCAATGGACTCAGCTAGTCTGATAGATCAATGTTTCAAACCCGGAGAACCCATTGTGATTATCAACGGTAATAAATTGCAGACTCTAGACGAACAAAGTGAGTATAAGGGATTAAAAAATTTGCTACTTGCAATCGCTCACCTTTATCGCAACTCTAAAGCTCACAAACTCAAATACTACAATCCAGATAATCTCAATGACGCTCTTACGGCCTTAACGCTTATGTCCCTCGCTCACAATCTCCTTGACAGTTGCTCCAACACTAGGAGACTTGATTAACAACTTGTAAAATTCTGCTGTTACCTCAGCCAATCTAATTGCTTCATCATCAATCGGACTATTGTAGTCTTCTAGGTGATGAAGCTTTTTTGTTAGTTGATCTGACAAATGTTCCGTTTGCGTTAAGATTGATTTTTGAAGAGTTACAACTGAATTCATCAGATCCATTTCATATGTAGTAAAAAATTTTTTCTCTTCCATATTTTCCTTTCTAGTTCCCTTCAAATTCTTCCCATGGTTCACGAATGCCGAGTAACTTAGATACTTTGATTTTTAATTCAGCACTTCCTTTACCTTTATTTAAAAGATCAGTGATAGTCCCTTGACTCCTTAAACCAACGGCTTGAGTTAAATCAGCTTTTGACCAATCTTTTTCTTTTAAGTGTTGCTCTACTAAATCGACCCACTTCTCATGTTGTTTGCTCATATATTCTCCTTTCACTCCACTTTTTAAAAGTAAAGCGAATTTTTTCGCGAAATATTTTTAGATTTTTTGTTGACTTTTTTTAAAATTAGTTTTAAAATCAGTGTATAAGAAAAACCTAAACAAATAGCTTAGAACACTAATACTTCAAGTCGCCAAACTTTATTTTTTAGTTTTGTTTTCGCTTTTTGTTTCGCTTATTCATTCGCTTTACATTTTATATTTTAGAACTAATTATAAATTTTGTCAACAGATTTTAGAATTAATTTTAAAATATTTTTTTGTAATGCTTAGAAAGGTTGTTATAACAATGTTTTTAGCATTTGACAGAATCAAAGAATTAGCTGACAAACAGGGTATTTCTCTTAATGAACTAGAGTTAAAACTAAATTTTAGTACTAATTATCTTTATAGTTTAAAAAAGGGAAATCCGAAGTCAGATCGTCTTCAAGAAATTGCTGACTACTTCCAAGTATCAACAGATTATTTGCTTGGTCGCACTGACAATCCTGCTATTGCTAATGGCACCACTAGTCAAAAAACAATAGACTTTAAAGAGATAGCTGCTCAGTCAATGTCTTATGATGGAAAACCACTTACCGATGATGATATTGATCTCATTGCAGCAGTCTTAGAACAAAGATTCAAGAATAGAGATTAACTATGGACTTATCACTTCAAGAGTATGTCAAAGGTCACGGTTATGAGCTTTTATTTTATGATAACCGTGGCACAGATAAAGAAGCGTTTGCTAACCATGACTGCAAAGTTCTTGGTATTGGTTCTTATCTTGATGATCATGAAAAAAAGAAAGCAATATATCATGAAATCGGTCATAAAGAGCATACCAACAGACAGTATGAACTAAATAGAGAACTGTGTGAATTAGAAGCAGACAGAAATATGATTCATCACTTGCTAAAAGAAGAGTTATCTTATTTAGACAATGTAAATGAATTCAACTATGCTCGTTTCATGGAAAAATATAAGTTAAAAACAATTGCCGATGAAAAAATGGTAATTGATGAATATTATACTTTAATAGGTTAAAGGAGATTATCATGGGATTTTTGGACAATGTAAAAGAAGCTAGTACTGTTTCAACTGCTTCTGGCGAAAATTATGAATATGTTGTGCTACAAGTTACACTAAAAGAAAAGCTTATAGGAACAGGCTCAGGAAATTTAACTGAACTTGAAAATGTTATTAATAAGCAAGCAAAAAAAGGATATCGCCTACACACTATTACCACATCAAATGGTGGCAGTAAAGGATTTGGTGGCGGAGATAGAATACAAGCTACAATGGTATTTGAGAAAATCAAGTAAAATAAAAAAAGCCCTACGCTCAAATTTTGGTCGGTGCGAGCGTGAGGCAAATCTAGTATAGTAAAAACCTGCTTCGCAGTAGGTCTCTTTACTATACCTATTTTAACAGAAAATGAGGTAAAAAACAATGTGGTCAGAAAAACACAAAAGCGGAAAAGTAAATTTTGTAGAACGGTACAAACACCCGTATACTGGCAAGTGGTGCAGAGCTTCTGTCCTTATGGAAAAAGACACGCCACGAATACGAAAAGAAGCCCAAAAATATCTTGACGAAAAAATATCTAAAATCTTAACAAGTCTTACCACAACCGATGCCTACCTACTAGATGTCATGAACGAATGGTGGGAACATCATCAGAAATCACTCAAATCAACTTCTGTCCGCTCTCTTGATTTTAGAATAAGAGAATTGCGAAACTTAATTGATCCAGAAGTGATGATTGCCAAGATAACCACGAAATACCTGCAAAGTATTATCGACAAAATACCAGGTAGTTATGACAAACGTAAACGAGCACGGCAGCTGCTCAAACAAACCTTCGACTACGCTATCGCTTTAGAGTATGTCTCAATCAATCCAGTTATTAGTACCCAACTCGCAAAACCTGTTAAGACCATCAAAGACTTTGAAGACGTTGCCCAGAAGTTTTTAGAAAAAGATGAACTCAAAAGGCTATTAGATGAAATGTATAGACGTAAAGGATCGATTAAAATGGCTTATCTGGCAGAATTTATGAGCTTAAATGGCTGCCGCATTGGAGAAGCTCTAGCTATACAGCCAGACAATATCAAAAATGATATCATTGAAATCCACGGAACTCTTGACTACACCTCAAATGGCTATAGAAACGCTATCAAAACCACCCCTAAAACAAATTCCAGTTGGCGTGAAACATTGATAACCAAACGTGAAAAAGAAATTATTCAGGATATACTGAAAATTAATGCTCTTGAAAAAAATACTAATCCTAATTACAAGGACATGGGCTACATCTTCATTTCCAGAAATGGTGTTCCTATTCAAGACAACGCCCTCAACACCTCTATCAGAGCGGCAAATAAGAGACTAGAAAAACCGATTCAAAAAGAACTCACCAGCCACATCTTCCGTCATACCCTGGTGAGTCGCCTTGCAGAAAACAAAGTGCCCTTAAAAACTATCATGGATAGAGTTGGACATGCTGACTCGAAAACTACTCAACAAATCTATACCCACGTCACGAAAAGCATGAAAAATGAAGTCGTCGACATCTTAAATCGGCTATAATATGCCCCAAAAATGCCCCAAAACACATTAAAAAACCTTGACATCTTCAACAAACGTTGATATGACAAGGTTCTTTAATGTTTTATTTAATCACTTCTTGAGTTTTAGCATACTTGGCTTCTACAGCATCTTTTTCTGCTTTCCACCATGTCTCATTTTCTGTATACCACTTAATAGTTTCTTCCAAACCTTCTGAAAAGTTTGTAAATTGTGGTTCCCAGCCGAGTTCTTCACGCAATTTTGTAGAATCAATAGCGTAACGAAGATCGTGACCAGCACGGTCAGTTACGTGATCATAAGCATCTTTTGGTTGGCCCATTTTCTCAAGGATAAGCTCAAGAACTTCCTTGTTATTTTTCTCGCCGTCGGCACCAATAAGGTATGTTTCACCGATACGACCCTTAGTCAAAATAGCCCAGACACCTGTTGAATGGTCATTTGTGTGGATCCAGTCACGGACGTTTTTACCTTCACCATAAAGTTTTGGTTTGATTCCTGCCAAGATATTTGTAATTTGACGTGGAATGAATTTTTCGATGTGTTGGTATGGTCCATAGTTATTTGAACAGTTCGAAATGGTCGCTTTCACACCGAAGGAACGTACCCATGCCTTAACGATAAGGTCAGAAGCTGCCTTAGTTGATGAGTAAGGTGATGATGGATTGTATTTTGTTTCAGCAGTGAATTTTTCACCTGGTCCTTCACCCTGTCCTGGAAGGTCTTCACGAAGTGGAAGATCTCCATAAACTTCATCAGTTGACACGTGGTGGAAACGGATATCGTATTTACGAGCTGCTTCAAGCAAAGTGTAAGTTCCGATAAAGTTTGTATGGATAAATGGACTTGGATCTTCCAATGAGTTATCGTTGTGGCTCTCAGCCGCATAGTGAACAATAGCATCCGCTTTGGCAGCCAATTTATCTACCAATTCAGCGTCAGCGATATCACCAACAACTAACTCAACACGATCACCAAGAATAGCTTCAATGTTAGCACGGTTACCTGCATATGTCAATTTATCAAGGACAGTTACATGAACATCTGGGTGGTTATTGTAGACATAGTGTACAAAGTTAGAACCGATGAAACCAGCTCCACCAGTTACGATAATATTTTTATACATAAGATATAAAGGGACCTTTCGTTTCCGAAAAAATCTATTAAAAGTAATAACTCTAACAAAGACGTTTTAGGCCTAAGAAAACATCGCTTTCTAAGATTTGAGTCCCATGTTCAGCTCAAAGAGAGAAACTGAACTTTCCTTTCATCATTTTTAGTTGTTACTTGTTACCTGAAGTAGAGAAGAATAACTCCCCTCATATCCACCTCAAATGATTAATCCCAATCATCTGAGTATGTTGTTTCCCTATAGGTCTTTTGGTTTCAGTGGTTTGACATCACTAAGAAGAGGATGGTTTTTATCTGCTTCAGAAACTTCTGCAGCTGCTAGATTTTCCCAAGTAATCCCAAGACTTGGGTCAGCATAGTTTACAAAAGCATACTTAGGTTTCAAGTCAAGAGCCCAGTAGTCATTGACAAGATAACTGTAAGAGACAGTCTCTGAAAGAACTTGAAAGCCATTAGCAACCCCTCTAGGAACAAACATTCCTTTTGAAGCATCAATCACTGTCTGGTAGACGTTTCCAAAAGTCTCTCCCTCACGAAGATCAACCCAAGCTCCTAAAACCTTGCCATCATCAGCAACTGAGATGTATTTATCCCAAGGTTCAGCATGAAGTCCACGCAGCACATGCTGACGTGAAAAAGAAACGTTGTTTTGTAGTTTTCCTTCCTCAAAAAAACGTTCTGGAAAGCCAATTGGCAACATTTTTTCTTTTTGGAAATTTTCTTTAAACCAGCCACGATTATCCCCACGAACAGGAATATCAAACTCTAGTAAGCCTGGGATTTCTTTGATTTCTCGGCAAGCCAATGGTTTGTCAAAAAAAGTTTCTGTCAT